CGTCGAACTGAGCTTGCTGGCAATAGCCGTGCTGAGCGTATCGAAATCGAACACACTGCCCTCGGCCAGCAGCTTGACCATCTTCGGCTCACCATACTTCCACGAGCCGTCTTCGTTGCGTTTGAAGTTACGCGTCTCGGGGATGCGCAGTACGCGGGCAGCGTCTGCCGTCACGGTCATGTCGATGCTGAGTTTTTGCTGCTTGCACAGGCGCTTTAAGTTCTCCGCCGTAGGCTTCCACACAGCCACGTCGATGTCCTCGGTCAAAGGCCAGTAGCAGTGCAGCCCGCCGCCAGAGGACACGAGCCATGGCGTGCCCAGCTCGTTCAAGCCAGTCTCGGCAAGGAAGGCGCTAAGCGCCAACGCTGCTTGCTTCTTGGATGCGTAGCCGTCCATGTCAATGAACAAGGCCTTCATGAACCGGGCGTTGTCTGCTGTGCGTTTGCCTGCTGTCTCAAACGTGGCCAGCGCAAAGTAAACGTCCTTTTGCTCCTCCACCCACGCATCAACGGTGGGGTATATGTCCGCCAAGTTTTCGACGAACGTGTGCTTCTTTTTGTTTGCGCTAAAGCCTGCCGCACAATACACCCCGGAAGCCGGGGACGGCAAGACAACCGCAAGGAATTCAAGCGGGGTCATTAGAATCCTTGGGGTTTTACACGAACAGATCGAGCTGGGCTTCGTCGTGGATAGGGTATTCGTTGATCGGGGCAATAGCGCAGAAGCGCTTGTAGAGTTCGTATTGCAGTTCGGATGGCAAGCCAGCCATTGTCCACGCGTTGTTGCAGGCCAGAATTAACTCCCGGTTGCTCATGCTTGAATGTTGTAGTGGTTGCATATTTTTTTCCATGCCTCGTCGGCTGAGCGTGAGTTTTGAAGGTATGTGCGCAGCGTATCAACGCGGTGCTGGTACGCAGGGAATATCTCTCCACCCGCGAACCAGTTGTAGGCCGTCTGGCGCGTGACGCCCAGTGCCTTGGATATGCGCACGACAGAAAAATCATGGTGCACTGCCCAACGCCCAAGCTGATTGCCCGGAGTCTTCGGTGCACGCATAACCATGTCGATTGTTTTTTGTGAGTAAGCCATAGTGGTCTTAAAGACGGGGGCCTGAGCCCCCGAAACTTAGTCGCGTCTAATGCCTTCGGCCAACGACTGAATAAAACCTGCATTCGCCACGCCAAGCTGACGCGGCTCGTTGAAGAACCTGCGCTCTCCTAGCGTTTTGTCTGTGTGGTACTTGGTCGGCGCGGCGGTCATAGTTTCCCTGATGGTTCTGTCCAGTACGTCCAGTCGCTGGCTTTCTGCCGCGCTCATCAAGTTACGCTGTAAATGTACTGGTAAAAGTGTGTGTGTTGGGTGTTGCATGTTTTCTCCGAGTATGTAAAAGGTGGGGGTACTCGCTGCGTCTGTGGTGGAGTCGAACCACCGGATTCACATCCATTACGCCGGAATCAAACCGGCCCTCCAGCATCCGCTTTCCTCCCCGAAACTAATTAGTCTTCATCGTCCCAGTCAGCGACGACATCAGCCAGCGCCTTCTTGCCGGGGACAACTGTAGGCTTAGGTGCTGCAGCTTTCTTAACCATAGGTACTTCTTCCTCTTCGGCATCCTCTTCAACTACCGGGGCAGGCTTGGCCTTGGCCACTTTAGCTTTCGGTACTGGGACGACGGCTTCTTCCTCGTCTTCTTCGACAACCGGAGCAGGTGCAGCCTTGGTAGGTGCCTTGCCCTTGAGTGCGTCTGCTGGTTTGCCCATGTCGATGCCCGCTGCGTCCATGATGACCGCTTTCTTGGCTTCTGGGGTCTCGCCTTGCTTGGTGGCTTCAGCGAACTCGTCATCAGTCAACCAGCGCATGGCTTTGAAGACTAGCTTAGGGGACTCAGACGCCGTATCAAACTTCATGCGGGTCACAACGGTGCTAGGGTCAACGCCTTGGGCCACGAGCCAGCGAGCGTACGCTTGCAGTGGGCGGTTGTCGCCTTCTTCTTTACCGAAGATCGAGGTCGCTGGCAGGGACAGCTGCATCACGTCGCCTTCAATGTCATTGGCCAGCGTTACGGCCAGACGCTGCTGGTAGCGGCAAGCGCGGCTATTACCGTTCCCGGAACCGGCAATGTTTTGTGGGCAGCTCACGCACGACTCGGACTGTGGTGCTTTGCTCTTTGGGTCTGGCTTGTCGCCGTCGTTGGACTGGCAGTCAGGTGCGGCAGCCGATGCGTCTTTGTCGTACTTGGCAGCGTAGAACACACGGGCCACTTTCGGTGCGGCCTTGACGATAACGACATCAAGAAAACGCTCGTCGACTGCTGCGACTTCTTTGCCGTCGGCCACCAGACGGAACACACAGCCTTTGATGGATATGCGCTTACCGCTGGAGCCAGCACTGCCGCCTGCAAGGGCTTTGGCAATTTCGGACATCTCTGCCTTGCGTGCAAACGCAGGAACTTGGGAGGGATTGAAAAGGGCTACGTTACTCATGATCTTCTTTCTTACTTGGTTGGCTTGCGAACTGAAATATCGTACTCAGCGTTCGAGTTGAGTCCGGGTGGCAGGGTGCCGGGGTTCTCTTCAAGGAACTGCTTCATGTTTGTCTGGGCAATTCGTTTCTCGAAGAGGTCGAGCGCGTCGTGCTGTGTCACAAAGGTCTTGAACGAATCCCAGTCCGATGTTGAATAGCGCGTCTTGATCGACATGACAACAGTGCCTTGCGGCGTGTTGACGGAGGTGACACCCAGCGCTTGCATTTGGTCTTTCATTGCGCTCTTGATGTCGTCTTGCGTGGCCTTGAGCAGCTCCACTTTCGTGTCGTACTCCTTGGTCAGTATCTCGATTTCAGTGCGAATCTTTCGGTAGACCTTCGCTAACTTGTCGAGTGGAATGGTGGCGGTAGTCATCAACTTCTCCTATTTGTTTTGTCTAAGGTTGGACAGTGTACACAGGTTTTTGGTCTTGGCAACTCCTTTTATTTTTTAATTTCCATGTTGAACATCTCGGTCAAAAGTGAGTGACTGCTCACATTCAGTTTGAGGGCTTGAAACATCTTCTTCTCGATCGGGCTACCCTCGATGTGGATAACCGTCACTTTGTCGGAGTCCTGCCCCTTGCGGTCAGCGCGGGCTATGCACTGCACGTATTGCTCAACGGACATCAACGGGCCATAGAACACAACGGTGTCTGCGGCGGTCAGGGTAATCCCGTGTGCCGATGCTTGTGGCTGCATGACCAACACGCGGGGGTCTTTCTCCGTTTGAAAGCGCCGGATGATGTCGCCCCGTTTATGTGCAGCAACGCCGCCATGGATGCACTCAGCAGCAACACCCTTCTTGAGCAAGTGCGTGTGCAGTGCGTCGATGCTGGAGCGAAACAAGGCGAAGATCAAAACCTTGCGGTCTGTCTCTTCCAAGATCTCGTCGATGACATTGAGCCGTGGGCTGGCATCAAACTCCACCACCTCGTGATCGTCCGTGTACGCTGCACCGCAACTGATCTGCAATAGCTTGGAGACGCTAGCCGCCGCATTGACCGCGCTGATCGTCTCGCCTGCTGCATGAATCATCATGCTGTCCTTGAGCAACTTATAGTACTTGGCTTGCTGTGGTGACAGCGCCACTTCTCGCGTGACCGTAACGACTGGCGGCAAGTCCAAGCACTGCGCTTTGGTAAACCGTATCGAGGGCTGCAGCGCCTCGTGCACCATCTTCTTTGCTTCGGGCTTGGGGGCCCACTTGAACGTGGTGATTTTGTTCATCACCTTGTCGCGCCACGCGGTAAAGAATTTCGGCACTGCCTCTGGGTTCACTAGCTTGGCTAGGCCATACGCATCGACTGGCGATTGAGACGCCGGTGTGCCCGTCATCATCCACAAAAAAGTCTGCGGCTTGATGATTGACGACAGTGACTTCCAGCGCTTGGTGCTCATCGTCTTGTAAGCGTTGCAGTTGTGTACTAGCCAGTGGTCGCCAACAAAGTAGTTAGGTGTTCCGTCAACTTCGAGGTTGAAGACATCGATTGCACTGTCGCATTCGATATGCGTAACACTCGCCACCCAAGCTGCGCCAGTCTCGCTTCCTTCTTGCGGTCTTGCGCTTTGCGTGCTGTCATGGTGTGGCTGTTCCCGTCCACCTCTAGCCCCAGCTTTTTCTCCGGCCACGCGAAGTCGAGCTTGTAGTTCGTAGGATAGCCGGGCTGCCTTGTACCCAACGCTACTGGGAAGTTCCATACCCACTGCACGGGCAGCGCAGTGCGGACAATTTGCTCCGCACACGTCATACCAGTTCCGTTCCCGCCCCGCACTTTCGGTTTGTGCCCCAAGGCCTTCAGTGCAGCTGATAGTTTTGCCCGGTGCTCTTCCGTCTTCGGTGCCGTTGGTTTGCCCCGTTGCTCGGGCAATATGAAGCTGAAGAAGCTCTTGCCGGGGTTCATCAAGTGCCATCTCTTCCGTGCGCAGGATTTGGAACAGGTCAGCCCAAGGGGCCGGTTGTTCGCCATACCCCACAGAATGCGGGTGCGCTTTTGGGTGCATTCCTGCCCGCAGACATGACAGCTCAACACCAGATATAAGCCTTCTACCCGCAAGATTTTTGGCGCAGACCCATCCGGCATCAGTGAAGAAGGGGTGCTCTGGTGTGCATCTGATAGTTTTTCCGTTGCCAAGGTTGACCTCCACGAGTCGTTGGGTTGTATTGCGTACAAGTCGCTTTATGCGCATTACTCCGTCAGAAGTCAATACCTTGTCGCCTGCTTCCAGTTGTTCGATTGGACGACGGCCTAGTGGCGTAGATACCAGCGTTCCCGCAACGAAGCACTCGTCAACGATAACCAAATCAAACTTGCCGTTGGATACGACCTCGCTGGCAATTAAGTTCAGCCCCTCGTAGTTGGTGATGACGATCTCGTAGTTCTTCTGGATCATCTCGATGCGGCGCGATGCTTGCGGGTGGTGGGCAATGATCGCAGAGCGATGTATCACACTGTTGCTAATGTCCCCCATCCACGCAGACTGCATGATCGACAGTGGGCACAAGATCAGAACACGCCGCACCTCACCGCGCTGCATCAAGTAGTCCGCTGCCCACAACGCACTGAGCGTTTTGCCTGTACCCGGCTCACTGAACACAAATGCTTTGCGGTTGAGCGTGAGGAACGAGGCTGTGTCGATCTGGTGCGCCATGGGCTTGTAGCGCCCCGGCCATGCGTAGTTGCGTGTGATGGGCGACGGGGCTTTCTTGACGCCTAGATTTCTTAGAACGCGCACCTCATCAAGACCCCAGAACACAGCGACGGAACTAGATCCGTCTTCATGCTCCTCAACAACTTTGCTTCGTGGAATTACACTGTATTTATCAGGGCTGCGCGTGCGCAAGAGCAGCGCCTTATTGTCAATAATCTGCATTGCTTCCCCATTTTTATTTGTTGTCGCCTTGGTTGGCGCTCTTACTTCGCAGCCGTGTGTTGCCCGGCACTGTCTTGCCGCCCTTGCGCAGCGGCTTGATGTGGTCAATGTCCTTGCCTTCTCGGTCCACACCCTTCTTGTCATACGCCCGCCGCGCTTTCTGGCGTTCATGTTGGTCTGAACCGGGGCCGGACTTGCCAGTCTCCAAGTCACGCTTGTATTCTTTCTTGTAATCTCTAGTGGCCATGATTTACCTCTTCGTGTTGAATTCGCAGCCAGTGCAAGGGCACCAGCCACATAGGGGCGTGCGGGTCGGGTTCCACACACCGTTTGCTGCTGACGCCTCGATCTTAGCGACCCGCTCCCGGTAACGCCACCACTCAGCTTCGGCTTCGTCCACCGTCATGCTGTGCTTGACCATCGAGTTCTTGACCACGAACAGCAGCGCTGAGTTCACCTTGCGGATGTGGGGGAAGTACTTGAACACCATGATCGACATCAAGCGCAACTGGTCACGGTCCGGGTACTTGTCGTTGCCCGTCTTGTAGTCAATGACCCACGCTGTCAGGTTGTCGTCGTCGATGATGAGCAAGTCGGCAATGCCTCGTGCCCATGCGTCTTTGGATTTCCAATCGCAGACGTTCAAGTCTTGGGTCAGCGCCATCTGAAGCTCTGCGATCTTGCGTCCCGGCTTGGCCATGAGCGCGTCCATGGTGTCCTGAATAAACGAGAACTCCGCCGGGATGGGCGTGCCGTCTGCTACGAAGTCTTCGGCTGCCTTGTGCAGTACCGTTCCGTAACGCGTTGCTTCAGTCTCAACGAACGGGTAGTTCTTCAGGACCTTGACTTCGTGGTAGCGGCGAGCGCATCCCTCGTAGTCTTTGAGGGAGCTGTGGCTCCATGCGATTTTCTTGGTTGTCATTCAAACCTTGCTGAGTTAATTGCCTTGGTCAGGCGGTGTGCGAACTCTGTGACAAAGCGCTCGTTGGCGTTGAGTGTGTCGCGCCCCATGTCGTACAGGATGCCGTGGACAACTTCGTGCCAGAACGTCTCTTGCACCTGTGTGGGCGCGAAGGGCTTTTGTGTTGTGTTGCTACGCAGGCCCAGCTGGATCGTCTGCGTGTCATAGTTGATGCCACCCATGTGGCGTTTTTGCAACATAGCCTCGACGACCTCGACTGAGTACTGCTTGTTGCCGATACGCAGCTTGCGTGGGATCGGATGTCTTACTGTCTTCATGCTTCTCTCCTGTTAATTCTTTGCTAACCCATAGCGCCTGTGTGCGCCCCCATCTGCTGCCAGCGGTATGCCCGGCATGTACTTCGGCTCCATAGTCATCTGCGCCAAAACCCATGGTTTAGCGTCGGCAACCTCTGCATCTGGCACAACAGCTAGCTGCTCGTCATGCACGGTTCCAGCCACGAAGTACCTCTTCGCGGTTCTCAGCATCCCATCAGTCATCACGCATCTCGCTACGCCCTGCGTGACATTGTTGGTTATTTTTCCTGCGTACAGTTTAGTCTCATCTGCGCCGTATGTCCATTGAAGCCTGCCTTTTTCGTCTTTTCCCGGTTTGAGGTCAGGATACAGCAGGCTCATGCCAGAAGGCAGCACGATCTCCCCCTTCTTGAACGTCACGC